CCTGTTTGGATGGTGTGCTGCGACGCAACCTCTTTGGCTTTGGCGCCCATCTCGGTTCTCATCGCCTCGTCGTTGATCAGCTCGCGCATCCTGGTCGCCCATTCATGATCGCGCCTGACTAGCCAGCCGGTGACGCCGTCGATCACGTAGTCGCGGTACGGTTCCACGTCGGAAGCGATCACCGGAATGCCGAGTGCCCCGTACTCCATCGCCTTGATCGCCGACTTGCACCTCGAAAACACGCCGGGCACCAGCGGTGCAAGCCCGATGTCGAAGTCGATCAGCTTGTAGTAGTCGGTGGTTGTCTGGCACCACGGGGTGTGGCGCACCGGTTTACGTATCTGATCGGTGAAGTCTGACCCGATGAAATGCGCTTCCACCTGAGGATGGTGGTCGAGCGTCTTGCGTAGCCCGTAGGCGCACACCTTGATGTCCTCGTAGTGACTGGCACCGCCAGCCCACCCGATGGTCACCTTGTCGAGGTGCGCCCGCTCGGTCGTGAGCATCGACTCGTCGATACGGTTCTTCAACACCACAACATTCGGGTTGAACATCCGCATCTTCTCAGCCAACGGCTCGGTGGAAACCGTTACCAGGTCAGCTATTTCGATGCAGTGCGCGATACTGTCCCGCGCCGCTGTCGGACCGTACGCCAGGAACGCCGGATTGTTGTTCTCGATCGAGAACGGATCATCGTCCAGCTCGTAAACCAGCTTCGAGTGCCTGGTTAGATTCCGCCACCAACGGTGGATGACAGCCGGGTCGCTATACCCGCCGATCAGCTGCCCGACAACAACATCCGCATCATCGGCGGTAATGTCGGATCGGGCCGGCTCACAGCTCGTGTCATGGCCGTGCTTGCCGAGTTCGTCCAGTGGCAGACGAATTCGGTAATAGCCCCCACCATCAAACTGGCGGGCGAAACCCTTGACGATCATGGCAGCGGGATCGTCAGTTACGCGCGCGGCTTCGGACCGGGCCGCGGCGTCTTCTCAGGCTCAGGTTCGGGATCAGGCTCCGGCTTGGCACGTTCCTCACCCTTCGGCGCAACAGCACGCTCCTCCTTCTTATCCACCACAGGCTCGGCGTAATGCAGGGCGCAGTATTGCGCGCCCACAGCATCTGTAACGTCCATGACGTCGCCAGGCTTAACGCCATTAGCGTTGCCATGCACAGTGCCGGATATGGCGACATTCCAGCGGATCTTCATGCTGCCTTCGCTTTCTTTTTAGCCGGTAGTTCCGGAGGGGGACAAGCTAATTATGTTCTCCCCCTCCGGAACTGAGCGAGATCGGGCTTACGAAGCCGCATTCGCGTACGTCTTGATGGACGACGTATCAGCGAGAGCGGAATCCGTCCTGTAGAGCGCACGGAAACTCACCAAATCGGTCCCGAAAGCGAATTCATCGCTTCGCTCGAAGCGCAGGGGCGTCACATCTCGGATGAAGAACCCGCGGAAGTCGCCGAAAGCAATCACTGATTGCGAGGCAGCGGTGACTTGCGGCATGTGCGGGTCCGGGTAGACGGGGCGCCCCAACAGGGTGTCGGGTTGTCCAGCCACTAGGGCGGGCTGCCAGATGTACTGGCCGGTGGTGTCCTTCAACTTCCGGACGACCTTGACGGTGGCGTCATGCATCACCCAGGATGCCCGCGGACGGTACTGCGGGATGATGGAGTGATACAGCTCAACGAGGACGTCGGCGCCGGTGATCGCGCCGCTCGTCGGCAGACCCAGCAGCGAGCCCGTTCCGGTGGCGGCCGTGACTGCTGCCGTCGCGGCGCCGAGGAATCCGGTGGGCTGCGTCGTTCCAGTGCCGGATACGTAGGCGGTGTCGACAGCGACCCCGATCAACATGCCCGCCTGGCTTGCGATGAATCCGCCTACGTCAAATCCTTCATCATCCATCAGCTCGTGGGAGATTTGGACGATGACGCCGACCTTGTAGGCGTTCAGTGTGACACCAGACACGGTCGGGTCCGACGCGCTGATTGTGCCGCCTTCGGCGGTCCACTTCGCGGTGCCGTAGGCGGTTGACCTCGGGATGACCATCGGCTCACCGCTGGAGGTGGTGAACACTGATGGGTTTGTCTGCCGGATAGTAGAGGTGTCGATCAGCACCCGGTACAGCTGCCCAACGAACGAGGTGGGCAGCGGGACGTTGGAGTCCAGCAGTGTGCGTTGCTCGATGTTGGTGGGAAGCCGCAGGTCGATGTTCTGGATTTCGCGGCGTGCGAGCTTGCGGAACTCCTGGTTGTAGTCCGGGCCCGGGCCTGCCGGGATGCCGGCGAGTTCGACTGGCTTACCTTCCAGGCGTGCGACTGCGTCGGTGGCGTCCTTGGCGCGCAGCTCACCCTTCAGGGTCGACTGGATGGTCTCATCCAGCTTTGAAAGTTCGGCGGATAGTTCGTCCCACTGCCGGGACTCTTCGCCGCTCATGTTGCGCTTCTCGTCAGCTGCGCGCTGGGCGACCTCCTTGGCCTTCTCCCAGACTTCCAGACGCCGATCGCGCAAAGTGTCAACCAACCCGCTCATGCGAATTTCCTTTCGGTGTGTTTTGAGCGAGGTGGTTTGCTTGCCTGGCCTCAGGAAAATGATGTGCGGCCATCCGCACGCAAAGCATCCGGTGGACTGTTTGTCCTGCCAGGAGATGCTTTGGAATGTGCCGCCTTACAGCAGCGTTCGGGCCTTGATTATTTTCGGTGGACCTGAATCCTGCCGAAAAGGCCCGAAAAGAATTTAGGAAGCTTGACCGATGGGATCGTCTGGACGCTTGGAGAGGATGTCCATAAGCGCAGCCGGGCCGTATGTGGCCGGCTTCTCGGCCTTCGGCATACCATCCTTGTCGGTACGCACAAAGAAGCTCCGCAGCTCGTCGCATTCAGCGCGTGCGGTCACATCTTCCATGGGAGCGCCAACAAATCTTGCTAGCGACCGCAGCCCGACGGTGGCGTCTGCGTAAGCCGGATCAACAACCGGTGCAACGTCGATCAGCCTGCCTGACATCAACGTCCGCACGGGGTAGCCGTTGTCGTTGGTGCGCCACTCATCCTCATAGCATTGAAATGCGAAGCTTGAGCTGCATACGTCGCCGCGTCCAACCCACTCGAAAACATCACTTCGGGACTCGGGAACGTCGACGTCATAGAGAAGCCCTACGTTGTCCTTGGACAGCCTCAGGGTTCCTGATGTTGTAGTGCCGAGCAGCATATTTGGGTCATGGTTGAATCGGCAGATGACGCGACCCCAGCCGATGGAAATCGATCGGTTGAAGAATTCGGGGTGGACTTGTTCGATGAAGCCGCCGAGATTTTCGCTGTTGCGGTTGAACACCGCCGCGTAGCCGCCGATGGTGCGCGACTGTGCCGAGCGCACCTCAACTGGCGATCCGTCCTTACCGCGCAGGAATGTAGTCGACCACAGCCTCTCACGAGGAGGCCCGCTGCGCTTACCGTCATCCTCCTCGCCGCCTATGGTCAACAGGGTGTCCGGTGGTGTCTCCCCAAGATCGTTGCGGTATACAGAGACCAGTGTCCGCGCGGCGATAGCTTTCTTCTCGGCAGAGATGCCCTGTACCTGATTGATCAGATTGGCAGCCTCATAGACGCCCATGCGGTTCACTTCACCGTTGGGATCCTTGTACCTGAGCTGGTAGCGGGTCTTCGACTCGGCTGCACCTACTTCGGTGTCGATGAGGGAAGCTTCGCGCCATTGCTGCGGGGAGTAGTCGCTTTGCGAAAACTGCCAGGGGGCATCTGAAACGGTCATATCAGAGGGGTTACCTTTCAATCGGCCGCAGCGAATGGCCTGTGACCATTGGTGCTGATAATTGGGTCGTCGGGACGGCGGTTCAGGATGTCCATGAGTGCCAGTGGCCCGTAGAGGCTGCGGTCATCAGTTCCGGGCGACTCGGGCGCCAGCGGCGCTGAGCCGGGTTCGGGTGGTGCGCTGTCGGGTACCGGCTCCGAATCCGGGCCTGCATCTGTGCCTGCAGCACCGCCGGGCCGGTACGGGGGCACCAGCTCTGAAGCGTCGCCGCCGAAAGGCTTTTGATCGTTGCTGATTCTGACCTCGTCCTGAGTTTTCACCGGCGGCGGATAGTACCCGAGGTAGGCCATATCCACTTGGGCCTTCGTTAGTTGATCCATGCGCAGCAGCTCAGAGGTGACGAACTTGACGAACGTTCCCCGCGGGAACAGGTTCGACAGCGCGTACTCCCAGCGCACCAGCCACGGCCGCAGTGAGAACGTGAGGAAGTTCAGCGCGTTCATGGAAACCGTGTTGTAGGTGAGACTTCCGCCCGTTTCACCGCCTAACATTTCAGCTGGCAGCCCGTAGATGACGCCGAGGTGGTTCGCGGTTAATTTCGCTGTCTCGATGAACGCAGAATCGGCGGGATTAATTTTGATCGGTTCGTAGGTCCACTCTTTTCCGAACACCAGCGGCTTGCGTTTCTGCAGCTTGTTGGTGATGCGCTCGGAGAGAATGTCTGCTTCCTCTTTGGAGATCGTCTGCGTCGAGTTGGTGGCGATCCCGGGCGGGTTACCGCCGTTCAGGAACCATGCCGAGGCGAAGTCCTGGGCCCCCAGGCCTACGTTGGCGACTGTCTGGTAGGCGGCGATCGGCGATAGTCCGCGAACCTTGTAAGGCATCGTGAACCATGGAATGTGAACGATGTCTTGGCGATCCATCCGCCGCCCGCGCCAAAACCAGGCCGGGTTCATGTAGGAGCCGGGGCCGTCGTAGGCCGACGTGCCATAGTCGACACCGGTCGCCGAGTCGTAGGAG